TTTCCTGCGCCACCCGTGGTGCCATAGAGCACCTGGCCCGATGCCGCGGCTGAATTGGGGATTGCCGCCAGATCGTTGATGCGCGACGTGGTCCATGTGCCATCGGCGTGCGCGACGAACCACATCCCCTGACCAGCGGGGAGGCTGATCCCCGTTCCGGTGGCAATGCCGTTGATTGTGTCGGTGCCCTGACCGAACACCTGCGCCGCTGCCGCGCCCCCGTTGTAGAGGTAGAACGAAAAACCAGCCAGCGCGGGCTTCGCGAGAATTGAGTCCGCCGCGGTCGCGCAGGTGTTGATGTAGTGGAAGGTGGCGGTGGCCGACAGCGCTGTGGCTGAGCCCTTCCCGCCGCCAGCACGCGCCGTGATGTTGACTTCGGTGGTGCGCTTGTTGGTGCCGTCGGCTGTGACGCCGGCCATCGTGCCCGACGTCGCGGCGAGAACTCCAGAGGAGGCGGCAGGCGGCGCAGTGCGGTCGCTGGCCATCAGCCCACCTGCGCCGACGCGACAACAGTCACCGGGGTGTTCGACTGATCAACGCGCCGAATCATCACCTGGTTCGCATTGGTGATGCCGGGTACCTTGTGACCCCCGCCTGCGGCGATCTTGACTTTCAGCGAGGCGCTCCCTGGTGAGTAAGACCACTCGATATCGACGCCCGTGTCGTTGTAGATGTCCAGCCTGTCGCACGCCTGGCTATCAAACGCCTGCCAGGTGGAACCGGTGGCGTTGGTGGCTTTGCTTACCAGCGTGGCCGACGACACTGCGTCATCGCCATTCGCAACGAGCAATTTCCCGTTGCGCGAGAGCAGCGTCTCCAGCGCTCCAGAGGTCTCGTTCTTTGCAGCGATCAGGTCCATGGGAGGGGGCGCGGAGAGTGAAGCCCCATGCTATGGACGCGCCTGTGCTGCCAGAACCCCGAAGCGTTTCGGGTAACGCGGGCCTCCGTTCTGGGTGGTAACCTTCTCGGGCCATGGATATAACCTTCAAGTTCGACGACGCGATCAAGGCCCGCTGCTGGCTCCAAGGGGAGCCGAGGGTGTTCACGCTGGTTACCGAAGGCCCTCACATCCCAACGGTGGGCGATCTCGTTCGGCTGGAAAGCGTGATTGACTCGCAGACAGAGCGGCCAGCAATCCTGGCCGTGGCGCGCCGCCTGTTCGATATGGACGGCGGCGGCGCAGTCGCGATCTTCCTGACGATGGCCGACCCTACTGCTTGCGCCGCTGTACTTCCTCAAGCACCGGGATAATCGACCGACGCACCTGCTCCGGGGTAATGCCTGGCACCGCAAGAGATAGGTTGTAGGTGTTGTTGTTGACCGTGCCCGCACCTGCGCCGCTGGTCGCTCCCGAGAACCCACCCGAGCGAATCACCCCGGCCGATATCTGGTTGGCGTTCTCAACCGCGTTCAGCGCCGGATTGTTCGGTGCCGGGAAGAACAGACCGTTGTTCGTCGCCGCGCGCGTGGCGGGCGAGTTGGCGAACGGTGTGCCGTCGAGATTCGTCAGGGGGACGAACCCAGTCAGCTGCTGGATCGCCGCGCGCACCGCGGTGACCCGTTCCTGGGTGGCTTGAATGGCCACATCGACCAGCGAGAGGTCCGGTGCCCTCACCCGTACGTCGGAAATGCTCCGCAGCGCGTCTGATGCCTGCCGCGCACCGGTGGCTACGATGTCGGTGGTCTGCTGGGTGCTCCGCTGCGTCTCTGCCCGCTGCTTCACGGCGGCGTTCTGCTGCTCAACGAGCAGTCGCGCCAGGATCGCCTGCAGCTGCGCCACGTAGGGCGCGACGACGGCCTGTATCCCGATGTCGGACTTCGACGCCGCGACCTGCTGATCCTGTATCGCGCGCTGCACCTTGCGGATCTTGGTCGCGATGTCGTCGTCAGCGTTGAAGATGTCGACCGTGGCGCCGGCCTTTCGGCGTGCCTCGCGGTCGGCTGCGTCCTCTTTCTCCTTCGCTGCCTTGCTCTGACGCTCCAAGGCGACCGCACCGCGGCCGGCCTCATCAGCGGCGAGCTTTTCGTTCGCGGCCTTGCGCCCCGCCTCCTCAGCAGCGACCTTTTCAAGCTCCACCTGCGTCGCGAGTGTGTCGGCGGTTGCGTTGGCGGCAATGAGCCCCTGGTTCGCTTTCTCGATCAGCACGTTCTGCGCTTCAACCTGAGCCCGCGCTGCCGCTGCTGCTGCCAGCAGAGCCGGGTTGGTCTTGTCGGCAGCGAGTGCGGCCTCTGCCACCTTCAGCGCGTTCACGTTCTTTTGAAGGCCCTCCTGCAGCTTCGCAAGCTCGATCTGCTTTTGCTGGATCACCAGGCGCTGCTGGTCGAGCGCGTACTGCGCTTCTGCCACGCGGAGCTGAGCCTCCCCTTCCAGCGTGAAATTCTTGTTCAAGGCGATGCGCTGGTCTTCCAGCTTGAGGGCGGACTCCTCCAGCTTTGCCTGATCCACCTTGAGCTTGTTGACCTGGCTCAGCGTCGTGGCGGCCGCCTGCGCGAGAGAGGTCTGCGCCTTCGCGGCCTCAAGCGTCCCCTGCGTGAGAGAGAGCATCTTATCGCGCACCAGCGTGAACGCCTGCGATATCTGGGATGCGGAAATCTTGCCACTGTCCACGGCCTTGCCGAAGGCATCGATCAGGGCTTTGATTTCCTTTTCGGAGTTCAGGCCCTGAAGGGCTTGGGCGAACGCAGCGCTGATCACCTTGCCGTCGCTGTTCGCGTTGCTGGCGATGTTTCCGAAGTCCTGGATGATCTTCTTCGCGTTGCTGCTGATGCCGGTGGTGAGCTGGTCGAAGTCGAGGCCCAGCGCTTTCAGCGAGGCAGAGAGCGCCGCGTCAATATCCTTGGCCGCGGTCTTCGCGTCCAGGCCCATTTGAGTGAAGACCTGTTTCAGCGTCTCCTGGTAGCGCTTCACGCCAGCAGGGTCAAGCTTCGCGAGCCGGTCTTCCAGTTGCGCGCGAATTTCATCCGCAGTGAGCTTGCCGTCTTGTCGGAGCTTCTCCAGCGCGATGAGTAGGTCGCGCACCTTGAGTCCGGGCCGGCCCAGGTCGATATCCTTGAACGCCTCATCCAGCGCGTCGGCGGTGGTCTTGCCGCTCTTCAGCGCTGCGTTGAATTCATCCACCATCTTTCGCGCGCCCTCAGTGGGGGCTTTGGTGGCCGCCTCGACCCTCTTCGCTGATTCCTCTGTGAATTTGGTCAGTTCGTCAATCGCTCTACCATAGGCGGCGGCTTGGGCGGTGGCGGATTTCTCGGCTTCCGCTCTTCCGTCAAGCGCAGCCTGCGCCGCCACCGCTCGGTAATACTCGCGCGCACGAAGGAGCCCGGTCCTGTACGCCTCCAGTTGCGCGGCGTTCGCAGACTTAACTTCTTCGCTGCTCTTTATTGCGAAAGTGGCAAATTGCCCGTTCGCGATAATGGTCTTTTCTGTAACGTCTTTTAATTGCTTTCCGAACTCAGTAGCCGCAATGGTGCTGTTCCGGAATTGAATATCAAGGGCGAATGTCGTAAGCCCGATGGCGTCATTCAATTTTACGATCTGCTCGCCAAGAAACTGACCGAATTCAAATGCGGCGAATAGCGGGAACGCCCTCGCCAGTAGTGCCAGTTTTGGCGCAGCGGCGCTGGCTGCCGCTCCTGCTGCTGCGATACTGGAAGCGGATACGGTGGTTGCGGCCGTTGTCGTAGCCGCCGCCGCCGATGTCACGGCCAACGTGCCCGCGAAGGCCTGCAGGAAGCGCACGCCGGACTGCAGCACCGCCAGCCCCGCCGCCGCCGTTGCGATTGCGACCAGCCCCGCGGCCACCTTTGCCAAGGGTTCGATGTTCGCAACGAGAAATCCGGCCAACTTGCCAAGAGCCTCGCCAAGCGATCGGAGCGCGTCGCGCGTCTCCGGCTTCTCCAACTCCTGGCGCAGCTTGGATGCCCCCTCGCGCAGCCCCTCCAAAAACCCCGACTTGGCGAATACCACTTCTGCTTCAAATACCGCATTCTTCAGGCGCTCGAATTCTGCTCGCGCACCCGCCGCGCTTGCCGCTACGCCAGGGCCAAAGGTCTTTTTCAACTCCTCGGCGAATTTGGGTAGGAATTCCTTCGCGGTGAGGTTGCCGGTTTCGAGCAACTTGCCTAGCTGCTCTGTGGTGAGACTCATACTGCGTGCGGCAATTTGAAATGCGCCCGGCAGCCGCTCACCCAGTTGGCCCTTCAATTCTTCGGCGCTGACGACACCCTTGCTGACAATTTGCTGGATGGCAGTCAACGCGCCGCCCAGTTCCGCACTCGACAGCCCGAGCACTGTGCTCGCTTGAGATACGGCGGTGAATATGTCCTTTGTCGCCTTGCCTGCCAACGCCGTGCCGGCGGTGGCAGCGGTCAGCTTCGCGAACTCGGATGCGGCCACCGGCAGTGACAGGCCGAGGCGGTTGCTCTCTGCGCGCACGAAGGCCAGCGCGTCGCCCGCCGCTTTGGCATTGGGGCTGACGGCCAGCAACGTGTTGGTGAGTTGTTCCAGCTTCAGCGCGCTCTGCACGCTCGCTGTGAGCAGTCCGATAGCGGATGTGGTGAGCCCGGCCGCCGCGGCAATGGCGACGAGTCCGCCACCCAGTCGGCCGATCGCACCAGTGAGGTTGTCGGTCGGCCCCTTCGCGTCTGCACTTGCGGCCGACAGCTTCGCAATGCCCGCTGCTGGGCTGGATGCGGCAAGCTTCGCCTGCTCGACCCCGAGCCTGATCACCTGCCCTTGCGCAGAGCGGAGCGCGGCCTCTGACTGCGCGAGGGATGCCGTCAAGCGCGCCTGCTCCGCTGCCAGATTCTGGGTGTTGACCCCGGTCGCCTGCAGAGCGATTGCCGCTTCTGCGAACGCGCGGCGCTGCGCTGCGATCTTGGCTTCGGACGCGCCCTGTGACGCGATCAGGTCTTCAAGCGCCTTCTTCTGGGTTTGGTAGCCGTCAATCGCGCGTAGCGCCCGGTCCTGCGCCTGGATGGCGCCTGAGAAGCCGTTGACGCTCTGCCGCGCCGCGGCCATCTGCGAGTTGAATTGATCCGCGGCGAGCCGAAGCGCGACCGCAACAGTCAGGTTATTGGCCATGTTGCTTCGCTGCCTCGTTCAGCTCTTTTACGGCGGCCAGGTACACGCTGAATGGGTAGTCCCATGCGCCGCGGTGCCCCAGCCGGACCATCGTGGAAACAGCCCGCTCTAACTCTCGGACGGTTTCTGAGATTGGGCGGCGGCGGCGATGCTCCCCAGGTCGAAGAGGCGCCGCCGAAACCCGAAAAAATCGGCGTTCAATTCCTTGGCGGCGGCCTGAATCGACCGCAGCTCCGCAGGGGTGAGCAGTTCCGCCTGCTCTGCCGTGAGGGACGACAGGTACCGCAGATCGGCAACCGAGAAGTCTTCGAACAACGTCGCGTCGAGCAGATCCGCCGAGAGGGATTCGCTGCCCTTCAACCACGCGCGTATCTCGCCGAGACTAATTTCTTTGACGGTTACCTCAACGCCGCCTGCCCTGACGATCTTCGTTACGCGGGTATCGGACACTGCCGGCTCCTGAGAATTTACCCGTTCGACTATCGCGGACGGGTGCCAGCACAGCGAACCCCGAAGCGTTTCGGGTAACGGGTTGCTTTGGCCCTGCAGATCGTTGCAGAATGCGACCCTCACTCGGGGACCGGGAATGTTTTGAGGGGGCGGGGAATGGAAGTGATGAAAATTCTGATCGACCTGCTGTTCGTCGGCGCGTTTATGGCCGGCATTGGGGCGCTCATCGGCAGCACGAAGGGGCGCCCGGTATCCGGGGCGATTTTCGGTCTGCTACTCGGCCCGCTCGGTTGGATCGGAATGGCGCTCGTTGAGAGCAAGCTGCCAAAGTGTCCGGCGTGCCAAGAGCGGATAAAGCCGGGTGCGCTGAAGTGCAAGCACTGCGGCACCGCATTGGAGGGCGCCAATGAAGCCGTGCCAGGAAACATGAACCGCGGGGAGCAGCGTTGTCCGTTCTGCCAACGCGGCGTCTACGAGCACATGAAGAACTGCTCGAAGTGCGGCAACCGGCTCACTTGGGCGAATGGCAAACCCTTCAAGCCGGCGCGCGAGGTAACTACGTGAACAACCCGCCGATGGCTGCCTTCATGGCTTCGGTGATCCCTGCTTTCGCCGCGTGGGCGGTCATCTCGCGGCTGAAGTCCACCAGCATGCCGCCGACTGACTTTGCGTTTGGGTCGAGCTGCTTCGGGGTGCGCTTGAGGGCCGCGAGCCCCTTGCTGGTCAGGACCACGTTCGAGTGGGCGCGATTGGTCGGCCCGCCCGTAGATGAGCCGCAGCGCAGGAATCCCTCATCGCGCAGGAACTCGAAGGTGGCGCCGTAAACCACGAGGCGCCGGTTCTGCCGATCTTGGTCTGAGTCCTCGGGCTTGCTGAGTTCGTCGATCCTCATGTACTGCTGGACCGGGAAGGTTGAGTAGAGCTTCGCCAGGATCAGCGCGCAGCCGGTGTCGAAGTCTTCGATGTTGTCTTCCATGTAGCGCATCGTACACCTCTACCGGTAACGCTCAGTACCCGGCCTTCTGCAGCACCTTCAGCACGTCGGGGTAGTTGGCTTGCGTCCAGGGGTGGGCGAGGAATGCCGAAGCCATGGCGCGGGCGCCAGACTCCGACCAGGTGGGCTTGAACCACTTCAGGCCCGCTTCGGTCGGTCGGCGCACTTCTTTGAACGGGTCGGTCTGCACTGCGCCCGCCTGCACAGCAGCGACGATCGGCCCCTGCAGCTTGGTGAGCCACACGGGCATCGGCGGCAGCGTGCTGGTCCACAGCCGGCCCGGATCATTCGGGTCGCGCAGCTCCTGCTCAAGGGCGCCGTGGTACGTGTCGGTACCGGACTGCAGCTCCGGCGGACACAGCACGTAGGTGACGTAGCGCGTCAGGTCCAGGCCGGTCGAGACGCCGACGAAGGAACCACCCGCCAGGGCAGCCAGATCGCTCGCCACGCTCACAAGCGCGTCGCCTTGGGGGTTGGTGACCAGGCGAGTGATGATCGACTGCAGCAAGGCCGGCAGAGGCTTCAGCACGGTGCTCATGTCGCCCGAGCCGGGCTTGTCGGTGGAGGGCGTCGGCGTCCAGCCCTCGGGCACGAAGCTCTCGGCCATCGCCATCAGCGCCTGCTCTGCGAGGTTGCGCTGCGCTGCATCGAGTACCGCATAGCCCATACCGCGGGCGTCGGGCGGGCCGCTGCTGTAGACGCACCAGACGAGGAGCGAGTCAGCGAGCCCGGGCTGCTGCACGGCCTTCTCGGTGCTGCCGTAGAGCGCTTTCGCCCACGCCGCGATGGCGGGTCGGTGGCTGTCGATCCAGAGCAGTTCGGCCATCTGGACGTTGCTGATGGGAAGGTTGCGACGTGCGGCCTCGGTGTCGAGCCATTCGCGGACAAAGGACATGGGGTTACTCCTGATAGAGGGCGATCGTCTCGGGCGAGAGATCGGGAAGCTCGACGGTCTTGCCGGCGTGCTCGTGGGTAGAGTCGGCGCAGAACTCGATCCGGCCGTTCCTGAGAAAGTGGTGGCAGACGTGGGCGCCGCCTCGGCCGCCGCTGCTCTTGATCGAGGGCGCCAGGGTGGGCTTCTCAAGGTCGCGGTTCCACGACCACAGTGGCCCGCTGTCGAAGGCTGACGCGCGCTCGAATGGGATGACGTGCTCACCCAGCGGGCACAAGCACGCGTAGACCAGCCGGCCGCGCGACGTGTACGCCTTCACTCGGCCCCCCGCATCTGCGAGTACCGGGTGCGCACGCCCTCGTACCAGGCGACGGTTTCGGCTACTTGGTCGCGGCAGGCGTTGTAGAGTTCGACGGTGCGGGCGTCGTCTTTGGCGAGGTCAGAGAGGGCAACTCCGGAATCGGCTTCGATAGCCGGTCCGGAAGGGGCGGCAGTGGCGGGCAATCCAACGCGCGAGGCGTTGTGGAGCCACACGAAGCCAGCAGGAACGACGCACCGAGCGTCAGCAGTAGCCGGGACATACTTTGTCACCTCCTTGGTGATGGTGATGGTCTTGGCTTGGCGGTCGGCATCCCTCTGGCGGAGCCGCTCGTCGACGGTCTTCGCCGCATCGACGTTGGCCAGCACGATGGCGGCGATTGCTTCGCGGCGCTCCTTCAGGGCTTTCTCGGCGGCAGCCTTGACTGCCGCAGCCTCCTCCTGGGCGAGCTTGTCCCGGGCGTCGTAGCCGAGCTGGTAGATCGCCATGCAGCCCCACCAGAGCCCGAACGCGACTGCCGTGGCGATGATGGTGATCTTGCCCAGCGGCGTCCGCGCGAAGTCCAGCACCCAGCCGGCGATCTTGATCATCAGGTCCGCCGCGGGCTTGTAGAGGAGGTAGAGGACGCCCAGCGCGATCAGCACCACGAGCCCGACCAGCACTTGCCAGTGGCCGAACATCGCCCACAGCGCAGAGACAGCACCGCTCATCACCCAGTCCATCGTCACGCCTCCAGGAAGCGGTGGTAGGCCGCGACGAACTCATCGAAGCCGGTCAGTCCACCATTGATGCGGCGGCGCACGCCCTGCAGGTCCGCCTGGTCGGCAAGTTCATGGCAACCGTCCGCGTTCCATTGCCACGCACTGCCGCGAGACCCCACTTCAGGCTGTGCGAGCAGCGAGGGATTGGCCAGCAGCGGAAGCCCAAGTGCTGCACCCTGGCGGGCATAGTTGCGCTTACCTGTCGTCTGGATCGGTCCGCGACCGCGGTAGTTCCAGCCATCGTCAGAGTCGGTGTTGCCGTTGCGGCCGCCATAGACGAGGTTGGCTAGCGCGCGAGGCTGATAGGCGTACGGTTCGGCATCCGCAATCGTCGGGAAACGCCTCGGCCACACGGCACACAGCCGCTCTGCCGAATAGTTCAGATCCTCTTCGAACCGGCGGAAGCCGCCCGACTCGACCGCGAGCGTGGCCAAGTAGGCGGCGACGCGCAGTGCGCCTTCAATACCTTGCGCCGGCATAGCGGCCTCGATCGCCTTCGCCCAGTCCGGCGCGGCGCGGGGGTAGATTTCCAGGATCATGCTCGCTCGGCCGCGCGGTAGAGGTAGCGCGCATAGTGAAGTGCGACTCCAATGCGAAACAGGGTGCCGAACGCGGATGGCGAAAAGCCCTCAACGATGATCTGAAGAGCGAGCCCCAAGGCGCCACCCGAGACCATCACCAACGCGAGTCGATCGGCAAAGTGGCTGCGCCAAGGTCCGCAAATGCATCTCGCGCGCTCTAGCGCACCGAGCACGATGACGATGCACGCGATCGCGTCAATGCTCAGGTGGGTCACGGTCGCGGTTCCTGATCGCCACCCTTGCCATCACGGCGCGGGAGCAGGCGCTCGGTGATATCCCCGGCGTGGTCGCGCAGGTATTCGCTTGCGCGTAGCACCCCAGGAATGATGTTCATCGCGCACAAACCGAGCAGGAACGCCGCGCCGTGCTCGGTGGTCTGCGAAAGGTTGAACTGCGCGGTGACTACCGGCGTGACGTAGGTGGCGAACAGGGCACCAGTGAGCACCGAGACGCCAGCCTGCAGCTTGCTCAGGGGACGCAGGTACGAGAGCGACGCCACGCCGCCAGCGAACCCGGCGACCGCGATACCGAGTTTGACACCGGGGATCTCGATCACGCGCACAGCCCTCCGCAGGATTGGGGCGCAATGCGCCCCAGTTGGTTACGCGACGTCCAGGTCGAGGATGCGACCGTACTGGCCCAGCACGGTGTCGCTTTCCTTGGTCGAGTCGAGGTAGAGATCGCCCTTGAGCGGGAAACTCGCGATGCCGCTCTCGGAGATCAGGTCAAAGCCGTCCGTGGGCAGCAACTTGACGCGGTACAAATCCACCAGCACCAGCTTGTTGCTGTTGGCGGTGTTGATCCCGATGAACCGCAACCAGCGCTCCGGCGCCGCCGTGGTGAACATGTTGATGTTGGTCGCGGCGCCGTTGCTGTACGCCGCCTTGATCGGCTGCGTCAGGCTGGAGAGGCTCAGGATCTTGATCATCCCGGCCTTGGCAGGTCCGACGAACGAGTAGTGCGTACCCTCGACGAGAGTCGTCGGGCTGCCAGCGCTGTCCGTGAGCACGACGCTGGTCGCGGGCGGCTTCTTCAAGGCCACGATGTCGCCAACCGCGACGGTCGGGAATGCCTCGTTGGTGACGGTGCCCGACGCGATGGTGGACTTCGCGCCATAGAGCGCGAGCGCCAGCACGCTCAGGTCCCAGTCGGTTGCCGTGAAATCGACGCTAGCCTCCTTGCCCTGATCGATCGAGATCAGCAGTCCACGCTGGCCAGAGCGGGACTCCTTGATCTTGGTGGTTTCGGTCTTGAGGGCGAACTTGAGCGCGTTGACGTTGCCCACGTCCATGAGCGTCGTGAGAACGCCGGCATTGGTTTGGCCCAGCGCCACGATGCCTTGGCCGGAGAATTGGACACTCATGATGTGCTCCTATGAAGAGGGGTTGCGAGAGTCGGGAGGCCTTTAAGCTGCGACGATTCCGGCCTTCACCAGGTAGTCGCGGGTCCATTTGTTGACTTCGATGGTCGCGCCCTCGGTGTGATCGATGCCGGCGTCCGTGTGAGGCTTGAGCAGCACCACCTTGATGAGGTCAGGGGCCGGTGCTGCACTTTCGAAGGAGGCGTCTTTGGCCATGGTCGTGGGGGTCCTGTGGGTGGGCTTACGGATGGGTGATCAGCGTGGTCGAGAACCCGAACGGGAACCACGCCACACCAGGTGAGTAATCGACCAGTGCGGGCTGTTCCGCGCGCTTCAGCGGGCGCCAGCCAACAGCCGGGGTGAATCCTGCGAGGGCAGCGAGCACCTTGGTGATGAGTGGTCCGGCCGCTTCGCGCGCGCCCTTCCCGCTCTCAGCGTCGTTGGCCGACTTGAGCGCCACCACCACTGTGAATTGCTGGCTCACGACTTGCGCCTGACCGGCGCCGCTCGATTCGCCGACCCGGTCGCGGGTGTAGACCACCACGCACGCGGGCGCGAACTGGGCGATGCGCTTCGCGTCGTCGAGCGACATGAACGGGTAGACGTGTCTGTTGAACTCGGTGACCTGCTCCTTGAGCCTGGCCACGATCCCGTCCCACGCGCTGAAGTAGTTCGCGGGCTGGCTCACTGGAGCACCTCCGCTACATGCTGCTCAAGCACGTCGAGAATGCCGGCCTCCCACTCCGCAGGCAGGCCCTGCTCGGCGGTCGGCAAGAACGGGCGTGCCGGGATGGTGACCTCTTTGACCTTCGCGAACCCGGTCGGGGTCTTGAACACCAGCCAGGGGGCATTCTTCGCGCGGATGGTCATGCCGGATTGGTGGACGCCGGCATAGAGCACGTTGGTGCCGACCTCGACCGTGTCACCCTGCACGCGGTAGGTGAGGCTGTTGCGCAGGCGGCCGGTGTCCAGCAGCGGCTGCCCCTGACGCATCTTCAGCGGCAACCAGGGTGCACCGTAGGGGCTCGCCGAGGAGGCGAACGCGAGCGAGGCCTCTTCGCGCACGTAGTGACCAATCGCCTCCAGCGCGGGCTTGCGATCCGCGCCAACGCTGGTCAGCCGCGCAAATAGCGCAGCCACCTGAGCGTCATTGATTTCGATGGAGACAGTCATGCGAACGTGTGTTGCGGGTAGTCGTAGGCGGCATCGAATGCAGCACCCATCGAGAGCTTTCGGGTGCCTGCTGCGGCACCAGGTGACTCCGTGCCTGATGCGGTCTGGATCAGCGCGCCGGCGTCATCAACCAGCGATGCGCGGCCCGCCTGAACATCTCTCAACCACGAAAGCGCTTGCCGGTACCGGGCGGCAACCTCTTCAGGAACCGCGTCGTCGTAGAGCCGGTAACGCGCGATATCACATGCGACGCGAGTGAGGAGACGTGGCGCCGGATCGATCGGCACGTCGTACACCCCGGCGATGTAGCTGTGGATTTCGTTGTCGGCATCGCGAAACGCCTGGTCTGCTACGTTTGAATCGACGGCCGTGTTCGCCGCCCTGTCCGTCAGTCCGATCAACTCGGACGCGGAGAACAGGGCGTTGAACGCATCGGCCGTCGCGTAGGTCATGGACGGTCAGTTGCTGGTGGTGAGTTTGACTGACACTGCGGGGCGCATACACATCGGCAGAACGTTGCTCTGCGTGTGGATGTCCCAGCCTCGACCGAACTTCTGCACTTCCATCTTGGCGTAGTAGATCTGGCCAAGTTGGTTGACGGTCTCGATGAAGTCGGCCGGGCCGACGTAGGTCTTGAAAGTCTCGCCGGTGCCCATCGGGAATGCGCGCCCATCGCCAGCCGCGACGAATCGCTTGGCGACGCCATCGGTACCTGTCGCCTGGCCGCGCTGCTCGGTCCAGGTGATTCCGCCGAAATCGAAATCCTTGCGCACGTCGCCACCGAGCATGTCCGCAGCCTTCATGTAGTTGGCGAAGGCGGCCTTCACGTTCGCGTGCTTCGTGAGCTTGTCCATGAACTCCTGCGATACCTCTGCGCGGATGCCGCTCATGCGGTCGCCCAGCAGGTTGTCCTCGATGTGGCGCACCACCTCCATGCATTTGCCGCGCACGTCGGTGTCGGCCGACCCGAGCAAGAAATCGACGCTCTTTTCAGTGATGCCGAACTCGGTGTAGAGGTTGTAGATTTCGGTCGATCCGTCAGCGTCGAGGATCGAGCCTTTGAGCGCGCCCCAGCGCAGCCATTCGAGGGTCAGGTCGTGCTTGTTGCGGGCCGTGGTGAGCACCTGGTTCACCAGCGTCTGGACCTGCATCATCTCGTTGGTGCCGAATGCACGCACCGCCTCGACGTCGCGAGCAAACACCGCGTCTTCATGCACGATGCGGGGGATCACGAAACTGCGGACCGTGCGCTTTCCCTTTTTGCCGACCGTGCCGGGACCCGCCTTTGGCTGCAAACCTTCGGTGGGCAGGAGCGCCAGCGAGCCATTCTGCTCCTCGATCAGGATCGTTTGCGTGGCGACGCCCTTGGGCGGCAGGAGGTTCAGCTCCTGAAGGCGGCCGTACATGTTCGGCACGATATTGATCGCGTCCGTCAGATCCGCCGCGGTGAAAAGGTTGGCAAGGTTCAAGCCGGACATGGGGTTGCTCCTGTGATTTGGGAATTGGTTCTGATGGGTGGCCGGTCAGATGCCGGAACGACTGACGATGCCCAGGGCGAGCAGCTGCGCAAGCGCCGTGGTCTTTTGGCCATTGGTGATGCCGCCCGGCCATACGAGCCCCGCGTCGGATACCACGGCTGGACCGCGGGCCAGATAGGTGATGATCTTGTCGGCGCTGCTGGCGTCTGTATCAGCACCGAGGACGCCGACCGCGATCTGCGTGCCGTCGTTGGCCGTTGGAGCCAGCGCCTTGAGCTTCCCGCTGCCAGCCGCAACGGTTACCAGGAACGTATCCCCGACAACGAAATCGGTGGCGCCGTCCGCAATCACGAACTTGATGCGGTTGGCGAAGGTCCCGCCGACCACCCCCATGCCGAGCGATACACCGTCAGGATCGATGACGTTGTAGACGCCGCCGTTGGTGGCGGCGATGACGAATTTGACCGTGTAGACACCGGGCTTTGAGCCTGCAAGGACAGGTGTCGTGGCGTCCAGCGTCATGGCCCCGTTGCCAGTGTTGCCAGCGTGGGTCTCGGTGGCTCCGGCTGTCAGCACCGCCCCCAGGACAGCGCCGCAAAGCAAATTCTGTCCGCTGGCGAGCGTGCCAGCCTCGACGCAGTGCAGTCGATCAAAGCGACGCTTTACTACATCGCTGCCGCGGTTACCTTCGCTGTAGGCGGTCATTTGTTGCGCTCCGGGGTAGGTGAAGAGGGAATGAAATGGCGGCGATCAGGACTTGATGCCGTGCATCGCCCGCATGTTTGCGACCAGCGACAAGGCTGGCTTGTGGTCGCCGTCGCCAGTGGCGACGTGACTGAACAGGGCGCCGGGCAGCTTCTGCTTTGCAGCCGCTCGAAGGTCGGCAGACACGCTCGCGAAGAGCGCCTCGGGCATCGCCAAGGGATCGAGATAGGGCGCCGCGGCCTCCGGCTTGTACTCACGGCCGGTGTCGCTGAAAAGGGCTTTCACGGCGGTTTCCCGTGCGGCCTTGTCCGCTGCGAACTTGGCTGCGGCGGCGTCGGCCTGGGCCTTTTCCATCGCGGCGATCTTTGCTTCGAGTGCGGCAACCTTGTCGTTCGCTGCCTTGAGGGCTTCGGCGGTCATGTCTGGCTCCGG